CCCGCAGGGTCTCGGGGGAAATGCCGCCGCCGTAGAGCAGCGCTGCCTTGCGCCAGCTGACCTTGCCCGGACCCAGAAATACGATCTCGAATGCCCGGCGGGTCAGCGGGTCCTCGATGGTGTTGATAAAGCCGCGACGCTCTGCGCGGGAAAGCCTGCGGAATGCTCGGGTGCTCACTTGTTGTCTCCCTTCTTCGCTGCCTGAATGTGGGTCTTTACTGCCTGCATCAGGCTGTTCTGGTCGGTGTCCTTGCGGTTCAGCGCCTTGACCACCATCTCGTCCGCACCACCCTTGACGATCAGCCGGTGGACGATGACACTCTGGGTCTGGCCCTGCCGGTAGAGCCGTGCTTCGCCCTGGGCGTAAAGCTCCAGACTCCACGGCAGGCTGTACCAGATCAGGTGATGACCGCCCTGCTGGAGGTTCAGGCCGTAGGCGCAGCTGGCGGGCTGGGCCAGCAGAACATCCAGCTCTCCCGTGTTCCATGCGGCTACGTCGTGCTCATTGTCCAGCACGGCGAATCTGAGGCCCCTGTGGTGTGCTTTCAGTGTTTCGGTGAGCTGCTCCTCGTCGAAGCGGAAACCGTAAAACACGAGGGCTTTCTGGCCGTCCAGCGCGTCGATCAGTTCATCAAAGGCATCCAGCTTGCACCGGTGGATCTGGTGCACCGTGCCGCTCTCGTCGTAGATGCTGCCGTTGCACAGCTGCAGGAGCTTGCCGGTCAGGGCTGCCGCCTGCTGGGCGGTGATGGTCTCGCCGTCTACGTCCAGCAGGTAGTCCTTCTCCAGCTTCTTGTAGGCAGCCTTGGCGGGCTTGTCCAGCACCACCGGGATATCGTCGATGATCTTCTCCGGCAGGGTCAGGTGGTCGGCGGCTTTGAAGCTCAGGACGATGTCCTTGATGCGGCGTTCCACCGCTTCGGCGGCACCGTCCTTCGGCTCGTAGCTGTATTCGGTGGGCCAGAAGTAGTCCTTGCGGTAGTGAGTGATGTACCGGCCCAGCCGTTCCCCTTGGTCGAGCAGGTAGATCTGGGCCCAGAGGTCCAGCAGGCTGTTGGGCCTTGGCGTGCCGGTCAGCTCCACCACCTTGTGGATTCTGGGGCGCACGGCTTTCAGGGCTTTGAACCTCTGGGCCGCGTGGTTCTTGAAGCTGGATGCCTCGTCCAGAACCACCATGTCAAAGTTCCAGCCCCGGCCCAGCGTGTGTACCAGCCAGGGGACGTTCTCGCGGTTGATGATGTAAATATCCGCCGGGGCTGCCAGAGCTGCCTTGCGCTGCTTCTCGGTGCCCAGCACGGTGGAAATGCGCAGGTGCTGCAGGTGCCCCCACTTGGCGGCTTCGTCCTGCCACGTCGCCTCTGCGACCTTCTTCGGGGCTACGATCAGCACCCGGCTGATCTCCAGCCGGTCGTAGATCAGCTGGTCGATGGCGGTCAGGGTGACCACTGTCTTGCCCAGGCCCATTTCCATCCAGAGCGCCACGCCGGGCTTCTCGAGGATCGCTTCGATGCCCGCCTGCTGATATGGGTGCGGGTGAAATTGCTGCATTGCTTTGACCTCTGTTTCTTTTAGGGCAGCGCGTCAGTCGGCTGTGTCCACCATGGAGTAGAAGCTCAGGGTGCTCATGTAATTCGCCAGCTCCTTGGCATCCTCTGCCGTGCTGATCTCGTAGCATGCAAACCCGAACTCGGCCAGACGCTGCCGCCACCACTCCTGCAATCCTCCCGCCTTGACCTTTGCTCCGGGGCGCTTGAGCTCCACAAAGGCGATGACTCCGCCGGGGAAGAGGATCATCCGGTCCGGCACACCCCTGTGTCCGGGGCACGTCCATTTCAGGCACACCCCACCCTCGTCCTCCACGGCCTTGCGCAGGATGTTCTCGATGCTCTTTTCGAGGGGCTTATTTGTCGGCATTGTAGTTTCTCCTTTCGCTCGTTTGTCCGTGCATACATGTAACAAAACATACCGAGGCTCCTTATATCCCTACGCGTGTAAGCGTGTACGTGCGGGCGCTTTACGCGCACGTCTTATTTCTCTTCTTTTTTCTTCTTCTAGGGGAAAAGATTGTATGTTGAGTTTGTTTTGACCGAAAAAGCCGCATAAACACTCACTTTTTCACGCATACGACTTCCAAAAAGTGTGTATGTCGGCTCTGTATGCACCGTATGCTGGTTTTCTTGAATCCCTCGTGTTTACAAAAAATTCATGCTTTTCTGTATGTTCGTGTATGCATTTTTGCCGACCTTGCCGCAGGTGCTTTGTATGCACGGCGGCGGGTTTCGGCGGGCTTTGTATGCACGTTTTTGACGGGGTAATTACTCCGATTTTCTGCGCCAGATCCGCTGCATCCCGTAGGGCCCATGGCGCTGTGGATACTTCGCGGGCTGCCAGTTCGGGGCGCTGTTCAGCACAGCTGCAATGCGCTTGGACT